AGATAAGGTAGCACTTGATTTTCTTCAAGCGTTATACCAAATCTATAAACGGTTAGAGCGCAATGATAGAACAAAAGCGATGGAAGACGCTAAGCAACTAGCAATACTGCTACTAGCTAGTGCATTTGATTACGCTGAAGAAGCAATAGATGAATTAATTATACAAGAAGTAAGCGCAGTAGATATAGATGCTGCATTCGCAGAGATGATAGAGGATCAAGATGACTAGACAAAATCCATACACAATTATTGGTACGCATAGTGAGTACGAAGTTAATTCAGCACATGACCTAATGGTTAAAGCTAACCTTGACTGGGAAGTTACATTAGAAAATGTATTTATTAATGAGACCGATCCGATTGAAGTACCAGATAGATATGCAACAGTTAAATGGATTGATGGAAGAATCGAACCACTAGCAGTAGTAGGTTCACGATACAAAGTATTACAAAACAGTGAGATCTTCTCATGCCTTGACGACATCGTTAACAACAGCGATGCACGTTACGGTGCAGCAGGAGAACTTAAAGGTGGCAACGTAGTATGGGCAACCATTGAACTACCAGCTAACGTAACAGTAGGTGACGATCCACATAATGCATATGTAATTGCACGTACATCACACGATGGTAGTATGCCATTCCAAATGACACCAGTTGTTAACCGACTAAGCTGCACCAACCAGATCAATGCAGCCATGATGAGTGGTAAAGCTAAGGGTATTTACTACCGTGTTAAGCACAGCCCTAACAGTAGCATCAATCCAGATGATATCAGAAAAGCATTTAAGATTATGAATGAAGATGTTCAAAAATATGCAACAGTATCATCATACCTACGTTCAATTGAATTCAGTAACGCAGAGTTTAAGAACTTTGTTAACCGAGTGTATCCATTACCTAGCAAGATTGAGTTCTCACCATATGAGATGCTCAGTGCAGGTGAACGTACATCTAAGACAAGAGCAGAACGAAGCAGAGCTAGTGCATTGAACGTATGGATTGGTGAGACACATACCCAAGACAACATCAAGGGTACTAAGTTCGGTGCATTCCAAGCTATCGTGGAAGCAACCGATCACTTCAGTAAAGACTATAGCAAGCAAGCAGGCAAGATGATTCTCGGCACAGACATAGCCGTGAAGTCACGAGCACTACAACTATTAGGAGTAAGCAATGGGTCTTGATATGTACCTAAATGTAAGTGAAAGAATTAGTAGCCATGATTTTAATAGAGTTGATAATCAAGTAAGCTATACAGATAATCCTAGATACAGTAATGTTATTGAAGCAGCAGGTATCAAGGTAAAAGATAATACAGCATCATCAGTATCAGTAGAATGGACTGCCATCTATTGGCGTAAAGCTAATCAAATTCATAACTGGTTTGTAACTTACTTAGCTGATGGAGTTGATGAATGCCAACGCATATCAGTAGGTAGAGGTGATCTAGTTATACTACATGACAGATGTAGTACATTACTTGACACAAGATCAAATGAATTGGCTATGGAATTACTACCACCAGCATCAGGATTCTTCTTTGGATCTACTGATATTGATGAGTGGTATTGGCATGACATTGAAGAAACACACAAGCAACTGACTGAGTTACTTGATGAGATCACAAAAGAAAACGAATGGAACTATGACATTGAGTACCAAGCATCATGGTAGAGCTAGCAGAAGATCACTTTGCTATTGATGGATTCAGAGCTGATGTATTAATAAGTCCAGATACATTAGTTTATTTACAAAAGATTAATGAAGTAGTAATGGAAGGTGAATGTATGTGGTTCAAAAGTTTAACTACATGTAGATACGATCCACACACAGGAGATGTGTTCGATGTTTCAGATTAATTCTAATGAAACACCAGCATGTGATGGTATGGATACTAACTTCTTCTATCCAGTAGGAGAAGACAATGAAGATAATGCATGGGCAAAGACTAATGTTTATCCACAGTTGAGGAAAATCTGTGGACAATGTGATGTGCTTGATAAGTGTAGAGACTGGGGTATTAAGCATGAAGAGTGGGGGTTTTGGGGTGGCATGTCAGTCTATGAACGCCGTCAATGGAGAAAGAAATACAACATCAAGATTGAGCAGCCTTGGACTTCAGGGTTCTTGAGAGGAATGAATAAGTAATGGAATGCTGTAACATGGACATAGAAGAATTGTTCAAGCAAGAAGATGAAGATGTCTGCGAAAGATGCTATGATCGTTTAGAAGATCACGTAACAGACATGATGTACAATGCAGCTAAAGAAGACTTCTATGATAGGAACAGAAAGTATGATTAAAATAAATGGATACGAACTACCAGCACATGTATCTTATTCAGCACTAACAACATACCTTGACTGCGGTTGGAAGTATTATCTTACACGAGTGGAAAAGTTAATTGAACAACCAACCTGGTACTTAGCAGGTGGTAGTGCAGTACACGCAGCAACCGAGATGTATGATAAAGAACTATTTGAAACAGAGGGTAAGTAATGACTGAAGTATACAGATGTAATACATGTGGAGCTACATCAACCAATCCAGCAGACGCACTGCTACAATACTTTTGTCGTAGATGTGCACAAAGAGGTACAAAGTGAACAAGTATTGGGAAACAGCATGGGCTGCACAACAAGCAGAGCAACTAACAAAAACAGGTGTTGATCAGGCACAATGGAAAGCATCTGGTCGTGCAACCAAAGCTAATCCCAACAAAGAAGATGGTGATTGGTGGAACGTAAATGGTTCAGAGATGGTTGACTCATGGATTACATGGCGTAATGGTACGCACCCACTAACTATGTGGGAAGTACAACCTGGAGTACCAGCTATTGAACTAGCACTTACACCTATCTGGAATGACATACCAGTACAGATGCACATTGACAGAGTTATGATTAACCCTGATGGTGAACTAATTGTATTAGATATTAAGACAGGCGTACGTACCCCATCGTCAGACTTGCAGTTAGCATTCTATGCTGCAGGCATGGAGGAAATGTTAGGCATCCGTCCACAGTATGGTGCATACTGGATGGCTAGGTCTGGTCAGACTAGTGAACTAATTGACCTAGACTATTTTAGTAAGGATGATATCATTGAGATTGTTACTAAGTTTGATCAAGCTCGTAAAGCAGAGCTGTTCATACCTAACCTCAATCACTGTATAATGTGTAATGTAAAAGATCAATGCAAGTACAAAAGAAAAGGATAGAACAAAGTGGAAAGTAATTACGTAGTAAATGTAAAGACTAAAGTAGGTACTATTATTACCGTACGCGGTACTGATGCTACTGAGTTTGAAAATAATATCAATGCCCTTATTGGTAACGGAGTTAATAACAGCATCGCTGCAATGGAAGAGTTGTTTCTTGGAACGCAACCCAGTCAACCCAGTACTGCAAGAATCAATACAGTGGTTGATGCGCTAGGTGGTACAGTAATTAGCGAGACACCAATCCCATCAGCAGCACCAACAGCAACCTTCGCACCAGTAGCACCACCATCAGTAGCAGGGGTTACAGCAGGCTCAGCCAGCAGGACTTGTATTCATGGTGTAATGACTAAGCGTGAAGGTGTAGGACCATACGGACCTTACAAGGCTTACATGTGTCCAACAGCTAAAGGTACACCAGATCAGTGTAAAGCTATCTATCTGAAAACCAACGACCCAGACTACGCTACGTTCTAGTCGCATAGGTTTGACTGGGTAGTGTAGTGGGGAAGGCTACCTACCCAGTCAATTATTTATTGGGAGATAAATGAAAACATTAAGCAGAGCAGTAGGTCGTCCTGACATTGGTGGTGAGCCAATGCCTACAGTATTTAGGACGTTTGATAATAACCAAATCGTATTGCGAAGAGCAGAAGTAAGTATGATTGCAGGCACACCAGGTGCAGGTAAGTCAACACTTGCCTTAGCTTTAGCACTACGTATGCAAGCACCAACGCTATACCTATCAGCAGATACTAATGCTCACACCATGGCTATGCGTTTGTATTCAATGATAACAGGAGTAAGTCAGAGTGAAGCAGAAAAAATCATATCGGAAGACCCAATCAATTCTAGGAATAATCTTGCTCTTGCCAGCCATATTTATTGGAGCTTTGATTCTGCCCCTAGTCTTAGTGATATCGACGACGAGGTTACCGCGATTGAAGAGTTACTTGGAGAAGCACCTGCCTTAATTGTTATTGATAACCTTATGGATATTAGTATGGATGGCGGAGAAGAATTCAGTAACATGCGTAGTGCACTTAAAGAACTTAAGTACTTAGCAAGAGATACCAACGCCGCTATCCTAGTGTTACATCACACACAAGAAGGTTATGTCGGAGACCCATGCCAACCAAGATCATCCTTGCAAGGCAAGGTAGCACAGTTACCTGCACTAATCCTTACCGTTGGACAGAGCAACGGATTGCTAGGTGTAGCTGCAGTTAAGAATAGATACGGTAAGGCAGACCAGTCTGGTAAGACACCAGTATGGTTACAGTTTAATCCAGAGTATATGTTTATAGCAGATCTAGAGGAGGCGAGATAATGGAACGAATCAATTGGGATACCAATAATCCAGTAGAGTATGACGATGATGATGAGTAAATTTGGATGGTGTACTGGACACGAAATAGAACAACAACACAGTAAGTGCCCAAAAGAATTTGTTAATAACGTAAGCGACTATACATTGAAATGTGATTGTGAATGCCATGAGCAAAAGTAAACAAAAAGGTACGGCAGCTGAGACAGCTGTAGTTAACTGGCTACTAAGTAAAGGACGCAAGCATGTCGAACGACGATCACTTAACGGTGTCAATGATCGAGGTGATGTTGCAGGTGTGCCTGGAGTTGTACTCGAAGTAAAAAACTGTGTGAAGATAGAACTATCAGCATGGTTAAAAGAATTAGAAGTTGAAATGATTAATGACAAAGCTGATACAGGTGTAGTGATTCATAAGAAAAAAGGAACCCAAGATGTTGGGTTATGGTACGCCACTATGCCAGTGCATGTATGGTTTAAACTAATAGAAGACGCAGGTTACTGATGGACGTACCACCTATTGCTGCAATCATAGAGCACTACGGTGGTAGATTACGTAGAGACTATGGCAGTTGGCAAAAGATTAAGTGTCCCTTCCATGACGATAGCCATGCATCAGCAGGCGTATCAGTTACAGATAACATCTTTGTATGTCATGGCTGTGGAGTAAAAGGAAATGCATTTAACGTAATCAAAATACACGAAGGAGTTAAGTACGGTGAAGCTATCAAGATCGCAGAAGGTATTACTGGAGAAAGCTACAAGTCATTACGAGGAGTACCTTCCATTGGCAGAAGAGTATCTAGCCAAGCGAGGGATAAGTCTAGAGACAGCTCAAGAGATTCGATTAGGAGTCGTCGTTGATCCATTAGCTGGACAAGAAGCATTTGTAAATAGACTAGCTATCCCATACATAACACCAACAGGTGTAGTAGATGTAAGATTTAGATCAATGGGATTAGAAGAACCTAAGTACATGGGTATGCCAGGAACTTCTACTAGATTATACAATGTAAATGCCCTGCATACAGCAGGTAATTTTATAGCAGTATGTGAAGGAGAAATAGATGCTATCACTCTCAGTTATTCTTGCGGTATTCCTGCTGTGGGTGTGCCTGGAGCTAATGCTTGGAAACGGCACTACGGAAGATTACTGGCGGACTTTGAAACTATCTATGTGTTTGCTGACGGTGATCAGCCTGGCTCTGATTTTGCAAAGAGTCTAAGTAAAGAGTTTAATAGTGTTATCATTATGCAGATGCCTGAAGGTGAGGATGTTAACTCAATGTACTTACGTAATGGATCTGGTTACTTCACAGAAAAGATTGCAGCATGAAACAAAAAGAATATGAACGAAGCGACAAATGGGAACTAGAAGAACATGAAAGAAAACTAAAGGAGTACAATGCAAGACTTCAGCGAACAAGAAATCAACCACATCTTCCAAGCCCTGATCAATATGGGACTTCAAGTTGTGGATGTCAAATATGCGAACGGACTTACGCTAACACTAAAGAGACCAACGCTAAAATAAAACCACCATTAGAGTTTGAAGCAGCCATCATAGCTCGCAAAGCTATTGAGTTACTAGTGCAAAAGCATGACGACTATGGACCAAGCAACATCTCTGATGCACCAGGTGGACCATTGAACGGACTAAGTGTTAGGCTACATGACAAGGTAGCAAGATTAAACAATCTATTGTCAAATAATAAAGAACCACAAAACGAAAGTGTACAAGATACATTCATTGATATCCTTAACTATGCACTCATTGCCTTACTGGTAATTGATGGCAAGTGGGACACTACTAAGTAGGTAAATATGAAAACAGTTATAGTGATACCTGACATGCAAGTTCCTTACCATGATCCCCGTGCTGTACGTGCAGTACAAAACTTTGTGGGTGACTACCAACCAGATGAACTTTACTGTGTTGGTGATGAAGCAGATAGTCCTGAACCATCACGATGGAACAAAGGTTTAGTTGGAGAGTTTGAAGGAACTCTACAAGCTGGACTAGATCGTACTGCTGCCATTATGAAAGAGTTTAAAAACAAACTAGGCGATAAGCCTTTCCATACTATGAGGAGTAACCACGGTGACCGAGTTGAGAACTATGTCAAGAGATATGCACCAGCCCTGGCAAGTTTGCGGGAATTGGAATACTCCAAGCTTTTACATTACAGCGAAAACGAAATTACCTATCACGATAAACTATGGGAGTTTACGCCAGGATGGGTACTGGCACATGGAGATGAAGGCAACATCTCAAGGCAAGCTGGTGGGACGGCTCTGGCTCTTGCTCGCAAGATTGGGTCTTCGGTTGTCTGTGGGCATACACATAGAGCGGGAATTCAACATGAGCACCAAGGTTACAACGGCAAAATTCAAAGTCGTCTCTACGGAGTTGAAGTCGGACACCTTATGGATCTTAGCCAAGCGTCTTATCTAAATACAGGTAGTGCTAACTGGCAGCAAGCATTTACTATGCTCTACATACGTAGAGGTAATGTAACTCCTGTTGTAGTACCTATCAATGGACGATCTTTTGTGGTCGAGGGTAAGACGTATGAGTTCTAATGGAATTGTTTATGAGATGTACCATGCTATGGTCAAGCAAATTGGTTCAGAGTTTAAGCGTAAGTACCAGATGGTTGAACGTGAAGACATTGAACAAGAACTATGGCTATGGTTTGCTGAACATCCTAACAAGATAGAAGAATGGTTAGCTCTACCTAATCAGAAAGATAGAGATAAACTATTCGCTAGGTCACTACGTAATTCAGCACTAGACTATTGCATCAAAGAAAAAGCACATAAGTCTGGTTACAATGCAGAAGATAACTTCTGGTACAACAAGCAGTTCATTAAGCTTATGATTCCTGCTGTACTTAGTGACGACTGGACTAAGTTCAACAACACACTAAGTAACATGGGTCGTACTAGTAAAGCACTAGCAGAGTCAGGTGACTTCATGGCATTTAGTTCTGATGTCAAGGTTGCTTTCGATAAATTAAATGACAGAGAAAAATCATTAGTTCATTTAT